ATCTCTTTTGGACTTTCTAGTTTGCTATCTCTCATAGCTATTTGTTGCCACTGCTTCATCCCTTAAAAATTCCTGCTGATGGAAACTGATCTCTGGTTACAAGTCTACGAGGAGCTTTTACTCCTGCTAAATCAAAGTTAGCAGCTAATTCAAACTGCACCACCTCTCTATCTTCCTGACTCTTTCTATCAATAAAATATACTTCCTGCGGAAATTCGGGATAAGTAGAATCAAAAGCATTGTAACTAGGTACTGTACTGTAATTTGAAGTTGGTAAAAACTTTTCTAATGTTCGTTTCCTAATCACTTTCGCACCCGTAAGATCATTATTGATTAAACCTAATCCAATAGAACCTTCTTCAATACTCGTTGCTACAGAATTAACAGCAGCTAAAATAGTTGTAAACGTACCTAAAGCATTAGAAAAAGTAAGTGTTGGTCTAGGCAGTTGTCCTCTACCAAATTTAAAGCCTTCAGCCTTTACAGGTAAAGCAACATAGTCTACCTCTGTATTATTGGAATCTCCTTTTGTCCATTTTATAGAACCAAAATTATTATTACTCGTTCCATCATGAAAAAAATAACTTGTATCTATAGTTGCTGGTAAAACATAATGAACATTTGGAATTAACTCAAGCTCAAATAATTCAATAATTGCAGAGGGATTAGATTCTTGTAAATCTTTACTTACCTTTATGTTTGTATTTGAATAGCCCTGCTCATAACTTGATGTCATGCTTCAAATACCTCTCTAAAACTTGCCTGTATTGTTGCTCTATTAACATATGGAATCTGTTTACTATAACCTTCACATACAAATTTAGATGAACTGGCTTCTCCAGGTGGTGTAAAGCTAAAACTTATATTGTCTAAAGCTCTAGCATCAAAGAAATCTTCAATTTTAGTTGCGTCTGCTGCTGATACATCAAACGTGAGATTATAAACTTTTGGATTTTGATGACTTGCTAACCCAAATAATATTCTTTGTTCAAACCCATCAGCAAAACGTACAACTCTTGTATTTGGAGAAGAGTTTTTTCTTAAGTTATATTTTGGAGTAGTGCCGCCCGTTGTTGTTCCAACGTCAGCATCATTAAAAGTAAAAGTAGACATTATGCAAGTAATCCTCCTGGTCTTTTTTGTTGTATTAATTCAGATTGTACTGCTGCTGATATAGCAAGTCCAAGTTGTCTACCTTGTTCTTCGTCACCTTCAGCAGAAGAACCAGAAGCATCTACATTAACAACAATATTTGTAGAGCCTCCACCTAATTCATGGTTTGGTGTAATTGTCCCAGAAACAGAAGGCGTAAACAATTCTGGACCACGTTCTCCTACGATTGAAGGTCTACCAACAGGAGGTCTACCACCATTTGCAAATCCAGGTAAATTAGAAAAAATACCAAAACCTGTGCTTTTAAGTAATGTGTTTATACCCATTCTTAATAATGAATTTGCTAAATCGTTAATAATATTTTTAGCTGCTTCTCCTAATGACTTTGTACCGTTTATTGCACCAACCAAAGCATCTGATATTTGACTTCCTATTGTGTCACCTATCTCGGCAAAAGAATTTGCAATATCTTTCGTTTCATCATTTAAAGCCTTTGCAGCAGTAGTAGTACCTTCTACTATTTTTTTTGTTTCAATAATTTTGTTTGTTGTCTCTGTTTGTTTTTGATTTCCCTCTTTAATGATTTCTACTTCCTCAAAAGACTTTTGTTTTAACTTTTCTCTTTCAATAAATTGTTCTTTTAATATAACAGTTTGTTCTTTTAAAAACTTTTTTGCTGCTTTTTCTTCATCAGTAAAAGCAAAACCAGACAGTCTAATATCATCACCAAATTTCATTTTAGTTAATCTAGTTGCTTGACTACGAGCATCCATTTCTGCTTTTGTTGAAGCTCCTACACCTATTTCACCAATAGTTGAAAATCTATCTATTAATTTTGAAATTGTATTAACAGCACTAATTCCTAGATTCAAAACAGTTTTTATTTCAGGGGTAAGTTCTTGGCCAATTTTTCTTGCCAAAGTTTCAATAGAATCAACTAAGGTACTGAATCTTCCAGCTAAAGTATCTGCCTGTGCAGTTGCACCTCCAAAAAAAGCACCGCCCTGATTAGTTAAGTTTATAAATGCTTGGTTTACAAGGTCTGCTCCAATCTTTCCTTTACGCATTGCAGATTCAAATTCTTCTCCCTGTAACCCTGTAATACGTTTTAGTTCAGTTGTAATATCTACTCCTCTTTCTAATAATTGTAAATTCTCTTCCTGTTGTAATTTACCTTTGGCTCTTATCTGTCCGAATGCAGTTGCTATTCCAGATAAATCTGCTCCTGTTGCTCCAGCAATATCTGATAATCTTTTTACACTGTCAGTTAATTCATCTGTAGTAAATCCAAAAGCTTTAAGTCTTTTTGATTGCTCAATTAATTCACTACTGGTAAATGGAGTAACAGCACCAAAATCTTGTAACTCTTGAATAATTAAATTTGTCTTTTCAAGTGATCCCGTTAAAACTTCAAGACTTTTTCTTTGAGTTTCAAGTTCTGCTGTTTTAACAAAAACAAATCTTATAGCAGCAGCAGCAGCTAATGCTTTTAACAGTGGTCCTAAAGATCCAGTTAAAGTCTTAACACCACCGCTTGCTTGTTTTGCTGATCTTCCAGTATCTTTTAGTGATCTATTACTTTTATTTAATCTACCTTTTAATTTATCTGTACTACTGCTTAAAGCTTTCGTAGCGTCATTTGTTCGCTGTAAAGGTCTTATTGCACTCTGTGCATCAACTATTAGTTTTACTGTTGATTGTGCCACAAATACAAATAACCTTTATTATATCTTACCTTGTTTTGTTCTTTTGACGATTTATTTCTTGTTTTTCTCTTTCATTTTTTACTTCATAGTAGGCAACCCAATATATTAATTCTTCCTCTGTAATTGTTTTTCTTAGTTCTTGTAATGTCTTACCCAGTTCTGTTGCGAGAAAAAACTCAAAATTTAACCAGTTATCTCGCTTTATTCGTTTTTTGCTGTATTAATATCAACTTGAATATCCATCATAAATAATTCAAGATCATTTAAAACTGTTTCAGGTAAAAATCTTTTTAGGTTTTCAGCATCAGCAGAGGCAAATGCTCTTGTACCATCTTCGTTTTGTGCAAGTTGACAAAGTAGTCTTGTCGAGACAGCTAATGCTTCATCAGAACCAGCCGCAGCTTGTGCTTGTATTCTGTCATACCTAGTTAAAGGTGGGAAAAATATCTCTTTTAATAATTCTCCGTTTGGTTTTTTTAATTCAAACTTTCTTCTATTATTCATTACATCACTAAAAGCTTCAGTAATGAGGTCTACGGTTCTTTTTGTCGCCATATTAAATTGGGGTTGTTATTTAAAATATACTATATAGCTGAAGTTATAGTACCTGTTGTTGTAAATGTAATAGCAATTTCTTCTATTTCACCAAGAGTTGCTGAATAATCAGCACTATCTATAATTATGCTTGAACTGATTTTTTTAGCTGAAGTTGCAGAATCAGGAAATAATTCTATTAAAGCATCACCAGCATCTCCTGTTGTAAAAACATCATCAATAAATGACTGGTAATCTGAGTTGCCTGAAGGATTATAAAGTAAAGTTGCAGAACCTGTACCAGAAATAAGGCCACCCAAATTACTTTTAAATGTATCACCCATTTTTGTGGTTTCTATTAAGTCTTTTGTTATAGATAAAGACCATGATCTTAAATCACTTACATCTGCCTCAGTACCAGCAGCATTATGGAACATAATTTTTCCAACATCACCTTTTACAGCCATAACAAAAAGAAAGTATTTATTTTATATTAACCTTTTTCTGACTTTTTAACATCTTTTTTTGAATTTTGTTGTGTCTCATAATATTTTCTACATTCGGGATCCCAATAGTTTGCCTCTCTTCTTCCTTTTACTTTTTCTATAACGTCAAGCATTTCTTCTGTAATTTCAAGTTTTGGCATAATCAAAGATCCTCATATATTTCAAATGTAATTCTTAGTTGTGTTTGGAATTTTCCTTCAGGACTTGGCGTTAAAATTTCTGGTCCTATAGGAGAATCAAAGATTACATTAGAAACTGTATTTCTATTGTATAAGTCTCTAAGTCTTTTGCCAATTACAAAATTTGCCCCACTGCCTAAACCTTCCTCAGTAAATATATTTAAAATAATTAAACCAACAACACTATTTGTAGAATTTGTTGTACCTCCCATAGTCAGATAACTTCCAGAACCAAAACTTGTTAGGCATTGCACAAATGTATCTTTAGAACTTGCATCAAAAGGCATATTATTTAACACAACAGGTATAGGTGGTGTGTCATCTAATTCTGTAATAAGCCTCTCTTCTATCGTTTGACGAACTGTGTTTAAATCTGTAGCAGCCATAATTATAAATTAAATTTGTTTTGAATGTCTGTAGCAATTTGTTTTGCTATTAATTCTGGATAACCTTTTATTGTATTTTGTCCTGGTCTTGTTCTATATTGACCGCCCCAACTAGGTGGCAGGTTTGTGCCATAAGCAACAGGTTCTGCATATTCTACATTGGTAGAAACTTCTCCAACGAATGGCTTAATATCAGTTTGCCAAGACCTCATTAAATTACCTGTATCTTCAGGTGTGAATCTTTTTACTTGCTCTGTCCATAATAAAGTTGCATCTTTTACTGTTTTTATAATTTCTTTTTTAAATTTGTCATCGACAATACGATCAATCTTAATTTCTCTAGCCATTATGCCCTCAAATAAATTACATAAAGTATATCTATATTATTTTGTTCCTCTTTATCTATTTGAATAATTTTATATTCTATAGAACTAATAATAACTTTATCTTTAGTGGTTGGGGTAAATGTTATCGCACCTGCTGATACCATTACTTTTTTGTCATCTTGAGAAATTAAATCATTAACCTCACGACTTGTAACACCTTCTAAAAAACCTTTGACTGTAGACGATGTTTGGTTTTTAACAACTGATCCAGCTTCAACATCATAAGAACTAAAAGTGGTTCTCTTTATTGTTATATCGCCACCAAACTTCATTAGTGTTTTATTACTAACTTTTTTTAAAGAAGATGCTAAACCCATTAGATTGTATAGGCAATAACAGCACCACTATCAAGTTTTATAGCAGTACAGTCTACTTCTAAAGAAACGTTGTGTTTTAAAGTGATTGAAGTTGTTGTACCTGTAATAACATCTGAAGTTAATGTATTAATAACAGTATCAACTAAGGCTACGATTTTTACAAACCTCCCCGAATGAGTATTTGTGTTAGTGATGATTTTTGCTTTGGAATAATACATTGGTTAGCTCCTTTTGATTGCTACGTTTCCTGGTCCACTTATTCGTAAGCCAGTAAAATAGCGTTCAAATAATGGCGGTACTCTATCAGCACCAACAGAACCATAAAAGTTTGGCTCTGCTTCTAGATTACCAAGTTTTACACGTTTGTAATCTTCTAATCCACTTAATCCTAATCCATCTTTATTATTATTTAAATAAACAGCTAATACTGCTTCTGCTTTTTTTACCTGATCTGGTATCTCGGTATCAGTGTAATAATCAGTTGATATACGAAAAGGAAAACCAATAGCATAAGTGTTGATATATGTATCAGGTTTTCTTACGCCTGTTCTCGGCCATTGTAATGATTGTGTATCGTTTACTCTTGCACCTAAAAATCGTTCCCTATCAATTCTTTGAGTAGAGGTAAATAATGCTCGGTTTTTTTGGTCAGTTGTAGCACTAGCCCATGCTGTTACATCATCATCCTCAATCAACCCATCAATAATATCTTGGGCTTCTTGAAGACTGATATAGCTATTAGCTATGCTGCTCCCGACTGTTGTGTG